AAAGTCTCATTTGCAACGCCTTCAATCGGGTCGGGAGCGTTTCCGGCCTGTACATCATAGAATACAGGAACATGAGCAACATTGCTAATCATGCCCGCGCCTAGATTAGTTGTTAAAGCGGTGATTGCGCTTGACATAAGCGCGCAACCTACCGTTCCGTATGTGATTTTGTAGTTACCAATCATTAGTTTGCTATTGGTAACGCTTGAGTTTTGATAGGCCATAATATCTCCTTATGCCGCTGTAATTGGATAGACAATTCGTATGTCTATAGGTGCATTGTAAATGCCATCGGTTGATTCTGGAATCAATCCTCCGTCATTGACTAGTGACGCTCTAGTAACTTCAAAGGTACTCAAAACGTGATACGTCCCTGTACCACTAGTTCCTGCAAAATAATCGAGTACAAGCCTTGCTAAGTCTCGCGCTCCCCCTGCCGTGGTATGCCTGCAATTTATAGAATAAACTGCATTTTCCATTCCGTTATTTCGGCTAAACCCGCCAAGCTCATAATAGTTTATACAAGGCGTTACTGTACCGTTTGGACGCAAGCCGTGGTTTACCCTTGAGCCTACGATAGCCGATATCGCGGTAGAGTTTATAAGTGCGTATCCTATCGCTTGCGCTGGTTTCATTCGGTAAATCCTTCCGGCGATTGCTTCCATTGGTCTTTAGGATGCAGGTAATCGCCAAACTCTTTTCTTGCGCCTATCTGTACAATCTGTGGTGCGCGTCCTTTGGCAAGATCTAGGGCAGGTCTAAGGTAAGGTTGCGCCGATGTTTTTATAGTGCCATATTCCATATATGCGGCATAGTCTACGGATGAGCCTACAAAAGTTTCGAAAGCATCTGAAGGTGCCGCTATAAAGTCCGTTGATACCGCGCCTTTTCCGCTTGGCTTTGTACGCTGTCCTGTACCCGATACCGTTGTGATAGATGCTGTCAAGCGTCCGGTATCTAAAGGTGCTAGGCGCTTTGCATTACCCTCAACGTCAAGGCCGATTTCAAAACTAGACTTTTTTGCAAGCTGTTCAGCGCGTTTCTTTACATCGTCGCCGTTCCAAACTACTTTAACGCCCGACTTGCTGTCTCGTAACTTTCCGGTAGCCATTATGTTAACCGCTCCAATCCTACTATTACCAACTCGCCACGGTTTGCGACATCATCATCACGACCTGTAATCTTGTATGTATTCCCTGCATAAATTACTTCACGGTCGGCATCGGTAAAAGTGTATTCACCGGGAAGCATTGCCATGACATGGCTGGATATTTTGGTAAGCTTATCGGATATCTGATTAGTGCTTGAGCCGGGTTGCCAGATATTGCACTTTGATATCGTGGTTAAAGCGGTAGTAGTAGACAGCCCGCCCATTCCGTCCGATGTTTCGGATATCCTGCGGATGACTACCACGTTTCGCATGTTTAACATATTGGATAGCATATAGCCCCCTTGACAAAGTTAGTTAGTAAGATTATTATTAGATATGGAGGCTACTATGTGTAAATGTGTAAGAACTATCAATAATTTGTTGAAACAAGATTCAGATGATTTAGATGCGGCTATAGATTGCATTGATAATTTGCCACGATTCACAGCTAGTTTTTCGCAAATTAAAGCAGATGGAACTTGTGAAAAAGTAAAAACTACACTACCAATTATCCCTAAGTTTTGTCCTTTTTGTGGTAAAAAATATTAAGCAGTCCTTGCAAAAGTAAACTGCGAAAGTGCGTCAACTAGCTCTTGCGGATAGCCAAACGGTGTAGCGTTACTTGCACCTGTAGCACTTCCAAAGCTTTCGCTATAAGGCCCGAGTGTCCTAGACGTAACCCCGATAGACTTACTCGGCCTATCATCGTAGTCGTACTTGACCATTTGCGAGGCAATGTAGTTTATAGATATCGGCCATTTGACAACTGCTATTCTAATGAGTCGCCCCGCAAGTTCAGCTATAGCACTTGACCCGCTAGCAAGCGTCAAGACCGTGCTAGTGACAGAGCCTATAATCTTGTATCCGTCATTCCGGTATGAGTTGTATATATAAATCTCATCGCCAGCCTGAAAGCCAAAGGTTGACCAATCAGTACCGATGGTAATAGTTCCAGCGGTAGCACTAAATGTAACACCGCTGTCAATGTACATATCTGTCAAAAAGTAATTGTTACATATTGTATTCACTCGGTCTTGTACGATACCAATAAGCCCCGTATCAATAATGGTTCCGGCGCTCGCTGAAATGTCTGTAAATACCGTTACATTAGTTGCGGTGCATATTGGCATAGTATTACCCTTCTACATAGAAAGCTGTATTGATTGAGCTATAGGTTGACGTTGCATTAGCTGTAAAATAAAGAACATAAGTTGAACTTGTAGCTAGTATAAACTCAAATCTTGACGCACCATCTCCACCTATGGGAGTTTGCTTGTCATTTGTTCCAACTATAAAAGTACTTATTGCAGTTCCATAGGTTGAGATAGTTGGAGTACCTACAAAAACAGTTCCAGATGTACTTGAACTATTTAAATTATTATTCCAAACTGTTAAAGTAGAACCAGCCGAATAAGTTGCGTTTTGCCCAAATATAAAAGTACCACTTAAGCTACTTTGGAATGCAGATGTCATGTGTACTTTTTTACTAGCAGGAGTTGTAAAAACAACTGCAAGTACTGATCCTGCTGAAATTGCTTTAGAGTATGAGCAAGAATAATGCTTGCCTTCATGTATTTCCTCGTGGACATAATCTATACTTACTGAATTAACAACTGGCATATTCCCCCCTTATCCCCGCAAGGGGAAAGCCGGGCAGTTTCCCACCCGGCTATTATTTAGCCCGTAATCTCAAACGGTTGCTGGAATGCTTCTACTACACAATAGCAGGTGGATACAGACGCCGTGAGGCTACTTACGAAAGTAAGAATAAGTGAATCGGCTGAAGCGTTTACAAATCGTGCGCTCTCCAAACCTTTACCACCAATCCAAACACTCGAATTAGTACCACAGCTTGCGACAGTCAAATCACCTATTCCAATTGCGGAATAAGTAGACGTACCTGCATTAACCGTGATAATTGCACCGGATCCAGTTGCGGCATTAGTAACCCTTACCATCAAGGTATTAAGATCAAGCTGGCCACCAGTTGGCCCAGTTATCGTGCAGGTATTGCCGGAGGCGGTAACGATACCACTGCCCCCAGTTGCATTACCAGTAAGCAAAACAGTGATTGCAGAAATATTAGTACTAGCCATTGTTTACTCCTTACGCAGTCTTAGTGCAAGTACAATAGACGAGAGCTTCGGGTTTTACAACCTTGGCACCATAGATATATAGACCACGAATGGCCTGATCGAACGTAGTCTCGCGCTGGAGTACAGGCTCAATCTCTGCAAGCTGACTAGCAAAAGTAATAGCCTCGTTAGTACCAGCCATAACCTTGGCATCAGTACCTTTAGTCGTAGCAGTGAGGTTATTCGATACGAAAATATCAAAGCCGTTGAGACTTCCTACAAAACCATTCCTAAGTACACCGTCATCATAAACTTTAGTAGTTCCAGTTACGCTTACAGCGCCAGATACAGCCTGCCATAGTTTCTGGTGATACCACGGGGGAATCACTAACCATCTGCCAACTGAGGGAACATCATTCTCATCAAGTGCGAGCGCAAAATCAGAAATATTATTCAGTACATTACCAGCAGAGACAGATGCCGCCGTAATGGTTGCGCCTGCGCTAGCGTAATGGCTAAAAATAAACTGATCTACCGTGTCGGCCATATTGTAAGCCGCTTTAGCCATAAGACCCGGTATCGCTTTTGGGTTATTCTGTACAATGTCAATCTTATCTACCGACACGGCAAAATACTTCGCCTGATCGATATACAAAACTTTCTGCGCAGAGTTAGGAGACTGATAAGATAGCGTAGCTCCATGCGTATAGTCGTTGATAGTTACATCGCCATATTCGTTAATACGAACAGACGATCCCTGTCCCTGTATGTCACCCTGATAATTACTGTTTGTAATACCACGGCCTACAAGTACTTTATAGAACGATTCCAAATATCCATTAGCCCAAATAGAGGGCGTAAAGTTCTGCAAACCCATTGTTTACTCCTTTTAAGTTCTTCCAGTGAACTTGGCTTCCAATGTTCGCCAGTCACTAGATAAGGGCGCGATAGTTTCTACCGCACCTGTTTGTGGAGGTTTCCCCCCTGATAGTTTCGCCTCAACCCCTTTTCCAACCGCTTCATTGAAACGTTTAATAAAGGTGTCTGCGTTAGTGCTGATTTCTTCCTCATTAGCCCCGCCTATGTAGTCAAACAATTCAGCGGGTACTTGTTTCGCGCTTAAAATCTGCATCTTAGAAAAGCGCAAGCTTGCTTCTGCAACTTCTCTTGACTTGATTTCCAACTGTTGCGATTTTTGCATGAGTTCGTAATCAGCCTTTTCTTTTTCGCTCATCTTCTCTTTTTTAATCTTCTCAAGCTCCAATTCCAGCGCCATTTTTGCCTTCATTGTTTCTTGATAAACCTTGTCAACACCCGCTTGGCTTTTTTTACTTGACTCAAGCTGTTCCTGCAAAGCCTTTACGTCTACCTCTGGCGTCTGTACCGTTTCCGTTCCAGCCACTTTAGTTTCTGTAGATTCCATAATATCTCCTTGTACACTTGACATTATTTTCATCAAGATGTATATTTACTTTAGTCTAGTGTATACGTGCAATTCGTATAGGTTCCCCGTTGGATAAGGGGATTAAACTGTCAGCCATTAAAGGCCACGCCATGCTAGACGCAACTCCCCGATGCGTGAAACGGGGTACACGGGAGCGAGGCCGCAAGGGTAAGGCGGCAAAACTAAGACTAGCCTATGTGATTGCATAGTGGTCTAGCCCCCCGGGTCAACGCCGGACGCTTCCATCGCCCGCATGGGTGAATATTTCAATCATCACTGGACTAGGCAGTTTATTCACCGTAAACAAGCCACGATCTATTACAGCAATATGGTCGGCTAGCCCACGTCACGGGCTATTTTAGGGGGTAATATGATTAAATGGATACCTTTGACTTTCTATTCTTATGATTCGGTTTTATATTGTGTATTTGCCAAACGATTGAAAACAGGAATGGTTAAGTTTAAGATTAAACATGTAAGCAGTTATTTGCACTGCATGTATGATTCCCCTAACTTAGACATAAATAAGCAATGGGAGAGTCTTTTTACTTAAACGTCTTATACTTATCTTTCCATTCCTCATAGCTTTCTTTAGGGTCTACCCTACCGCCGATAGGGTCTACATCGTCAAGCTCGAAGCGTTCAGTGCATCGGCAATTTATTCTTTCCCCAGCTTCCATATCAGCCCAGCCCGGATATTGCGTATCACCAACAGCACCATGATACATAGGCGGGTCTACTGTCTCATCTCTCACAACCCCGTCCATCTGCGCGTGTGTATCGCGCGTGCGTGCGTCAGAAGATGACAGCCATACAACACGGCCTTTAATCCCTTGCGCTAAAACATCGTTATACGCTTCGGACGTTCCCGCTTCTTGCGCTGTATGCAATTCAGTCCGCAACACGCGCATAATCTCGAAGTTCTTTCCATTTATAGCGTCTTTTAAATCCTTCATCATTGCAGGGTAGCTTTGACCTAGTGCAAGCCCCCGGTTTATTGCGTTGCTAAATTGTGGAACAGTGTTTATCAAAATAGAGTCTACCGAATTAGTATAGAAAGCGTTTTCTAATCTTTCCCTTACTGTGTCTTTATTCAAAGCGCCGAAAGATAAACCTACACCCGTGTTATTATCGATTGCCCACGCTGTACGGAAAAAAGCCTCGCCGTATTCTTCAGGTCTTAACTTGTCTACCACTTTCAAAGCGTCTTTAGTTGATTGCTTCATTGTGGCAATTATGTTTTTCTCAAGGGTAGCCAAGCGGTTATACTGTGTCATTTGCGCTTTGGTCAGTATGCCGTCAACTGCATATTTGTCGTATATCTTAGCCATCTCTACACGGATTTCGTCTAGTGAATCCTTGAATATTACGGCTACTTCTTTTTCATATTGACGTTCTACGCGAGAGAAATACTTTTCCCTGCGTAGTTCGTCAGTTTCTAGGCTCATTCATTGTATCCTTGTACAGCACAGAATCCGCGAGTTATTTGCCCTGTGTTTACCGGCCCTGAAATTGAGCGCATAAATATATTCATGTAGTTACCCGGATATACTACTAATGGGGGGTCAAAGTCTTTATCTATGCTTCTTGTAGCTTGAACTCCTACGGCGGCATTTGCGGGAATTACTACAAACCCCATTGCTAGTTTACGCCCTGCTTTAGTTCCAGCCGTTGCGCTGTCTACTACTGACAATCCCGATGCGGTCGAGTCCGGACATGCTGCCCACTCTTGAATTAAGGTTACGGCACTGCCCACGACCCCGGTATTCAAAGCGTCAATAGATATGTTAGTAATCAAAAGATTTTTACCCGGTATTGCAGGCGTACCCAATGGATTAAGGTATGAGTAAATGCAAAGGTCAGTTTCTGAGCTTGAAATAGACTGAAGGTTAAATCTTCCGCCTAGCGTAGTATAACATGCAACGCTTGAAAGCTGTGAAGCCGCTGATATAGATACAGGAGCCGTTGATAAAACATAACTACCAGTAGAACCTGCGGACTGCCCATCGGGTGCGTTCATACAATGGTTTCCCATGACAGCGTTTACTATATTCCAGCTTCGTAAAGTATCCAAATCACCCGAACTAATCGAAACATTAGATATCAAGAGTTGTTGAGCCATTGATACTATACCAGAATTATACACCCGCATTGTCAAAGGTGATGACATAGACAAACTAGGTGAACCTACTGTAGCTGGAGTGGGAATAGAAGCATACAAAAGGTCATCAACCCAGAAATCAGTTATATCATTATGTAGACCAATTTTATAGTGACGCATTACAGAAACACCAGCTGTATATGCAGAGCCATTAGTTGCTATCATCTGTATTGCAGTCTCGGCAGAGTTATTATTAACGCAAGCTTCCCAAACACCAGCGGCGTTTAATCTAATATAAGCACCGTCTACCGGAGGGGTAACGCCTGAACATTGATATAGTCCAAACTCACATACATTATTTGCTTGTGGTGCAATAAGTATAGCCGCTTCAAAGTCTATATACATCGAACCGGAAAGCCCAAGAGTAAAAAAAGCATGAGTTTGTCCAATCGTTCCAACTCCTGATGCAGTAGAAAGACCAGAATTGAATACCCACTTACCACCAGTCATCGCGTTTGCCATAGTAGTATTGGTTATACGATATTTACTAGTGTTAGGCTGGCTGTGATTAAATACATCCCTAAATAAATATGCATCGCTACCCGTTCGCAAGCGATAATCGGCCGAAACTTCAAGCGCCCTGTTTCTTCGGCTTACACCTTCAGTCCCTGAATGAGATTCGGCGGAGAGTGCAACAAATCCCGATTGCGTTTCATCGGTAGGATTATGCACCTCAACCTGTTTATTGACATTGACAGCAAGCCCGTTTGTATCGCCTGAATTGTCCCTTATTTGTATAGCCATTGTTTACCCCTTATGTTCCGCTTACTATGGCGCGTATCGAATACGTACCGCATGCCCCATCAGGAGCAAACCCTATAAAAGTTATGTTACTTCCAGCCGACCTTGACTGTTCGGTAACGCGCATATCCTGTATTATCACTTCGTCAAGTTTGTCTGTATAGAATACTTGCACAACTTGACTTGACGTTATTGCTGTGCTAGTGGTCAAGGTCAAGGTCACGCTACTAGTCCCCGCGCTCGTAAAGTCAAGCGTCCCGTTATACGTTGCCATTGCTCCCCCTGTGCCACCTACAACTATTTCCCATCCTGCGTTTTTTCTTGCGTATTGGTTGCCGTCTATGGGAGCCTCGATAA